ACCTCATCGTTGCCGGAGCCGCCGAAACCTTTAGGCATGTCGGCAATCATGAAGCGCACCAGGATCGTGCCCTCGCGCCGGAGCGCCTCCGGCAATCTCGAGATGGTCTTTGTATCGGCCGTGATGACGGCCATGACCTCAGTGCTTTCGCCTTCGGTCCAGGTGGGATTTCCGAACTTGTCCAGGCCCTCAACAAAATGGATCAGCTTGCAGGGCGAAGTGAACAAAGAAGATCGGATTACACGTTCAACGTCTAAAGTCGCCATCATTCCTCCACCACAACGCCGTCAATGGCGTCGCGTAACTGCCCCGTGTTAATCAAGGGCCGAATGCCCACGCCTTCCCTCTCGTTCTCGCGGGTGCCCTTGGTAAGACGCGAGCGGTTACGATTGGCAATGGTCCTAGGCTTGAGCGGTTCGAAGTCGGCGGTTTGCATGTAGCTTTTGACCGCTGAGGCCGAGCGGATCGCCAGGCGCTCGAGTGCCTGACCACACTTTTTCTCATCGCCCTTGAGTGCGCAGTCCATGGCGCCCTTGAGACCGTCGACAATCATTTCCCGATTCGCCTCCAGGCCCGGAACTAAGAACGGTCGCGGCGGAATATTGTTCGCCGGAGAGCCGTTCTCATGCACAAAGCCCAAAAGGTAATTGCTCGGGGCGCCGTCGTTTCGCGTATCGCCCTTAGAGCCGGCGGCGATGCCGACATAGACAGCAGTTTTCGCCAGGCGCTGCAGTGCCTGGTTCAACTCGCCGTCATGCCGCACCATGGAAACAGAGATCGTCTTTTTCATATCTGTCTGGCTCCTGCTCCGAACAATTGAATCAGCTGCCACAACTCTCGGCCGTAGGCAGTGAGATTCCATGAGCCGGCGCCCTCCTCCGAGGAGGATGA